TACTTAAACATAAAACTCATGGTTGGATAGAGGCTCATTTTGATAAAGGTTATTGGGTCGATTCCCCTATGACAGGACAAGAATATTATGGCGATGCTTGGGTATGTGGTGATGACTTAACTCAAATTGAAGTTCAAGATACTCCAGAAGGATATGATGAACCTGAAGCTTTGGGCTGGTTGGATTTCCAGAATGAAAATCATCCACACCCATCTCACTGACCCCTCCTCCTACACCGGATTCGAAAAGGAGATGATCTACAATGGACTGGATTGTTGCGTCACCCGCGACTGCTTCGATGCCATGTTCCCCCAACTCGACGACATCTCCCGCGCCACCTACACCCTCTCCCGCGCGCTTCAGGCCCCCACCCTCGAAATGCGCTGCCGAGGAATCCTCATCGATCAATCCCGCAAAGCGGAGGTCATTGATGCCTATTACGAAACTATGGAGCGCGTTGAAGCGCAGCTTGTTCGGATCGTCCTCGACGGGGTCGGTCTCCCATCCTTCAACTGGCGCAGCTCGGCCGATCTTCAAAAACTTTTCTACGGCGAACTGGCCCTCCCACCAATTCGCCGACAAGGACGCCCAACCACAGATCGAGCTGCCCGCGAACGTCTTGCAATATATCCAGTTGCACAACAAATTGTCGCACATCTCAACATCCTTGCGGATCTTGGGAAAAAGATCAGTGCGCTTCGAACAGCAATTGACCCAGATGGCAGAATACGAACTTCATACAATATCGCTGGAACCAGCACAGGTCGCCTCTCTAGTTCATCAACTGAATTCGGAACGGGCGGAAATCTGCAAAATGTTGAAGAGTCTCTCCGAAGTATATTCATCGCTGACGAAGGATTTAAGTTCGCGAAATGCGACGCCAAATCCGGAGAATCCTACTGCGTAGGCGCGGTGGAATGGAACCTCTTCCACGATGGCCGCTACCTCGACGCGATTGAATCTGGCGACATCCACACAGCCGTCGCTAGGTTCACTTGGCCCGAGCTTCCGTGGACCGGCGACCTCAAATCCGACAAGGCCATCGCCAATGAGAAGTTCTTCCGCCATCTCTCCCGCCGGGACATGTGCAAAAAGCTCGGCCATGGTTCTTCCTATGGCGGCAAACCCGCAACCCTCGCGGAGCAAACCCGCATCGACATCAACCTCGTCGAAGACTTCCAGCGTAAGTTCTTCCGCACCTTCCCTGCTCACCAACTCTGGCAATCCCACGTCGAAGAAACCCTCCGTTCCCGCGGATTCTTAATCTCCCTCATGGGCCGCCGTCGCTGGTTCTTCGGCCGCCGCAACGATCCCGCCACCCTACGCGAAGCCATTGCCTACGATCCGCAATCCTCCCTCCGCGACATTGTCTTCGCCGCCATGCTCCGCATCTGGCGCAAAGGCTACGTCATCATCGCCACCGACGACCACGACGCCCTTACTTTCATGTATCCCGAGAAAGACGAAGACCGCATTATCCCCCTCCTAATGGAAGACCTTGTCGTCGACGTGCCACTGGCGTACGGCCGGGTTCTTCGAATTCCTTATGATTGTGAAGTGGGTTGGAACAAGGGCAAATACCATGGTGACAAAAATCCGAACGGGCTCAGAGAATACCGCGGACACGATGATCGACGCAGGCAAAAGACGGCTGGAGTCTTGGATCGACTGCTTCACCGACCGAACCGCAAGCCTTAACTCCCCGGCCATCTTCCGCAAGTGGACCGCAATCGGCACCATCGCCGCGGTCCTCGAACAAAAGGTCTGGATCAAAACCTCCCGCCCGATGTATCCCAACCTCTACACCATGCTCGTCGCTCACCCCGGCGTTGGCAAAACCCGCACCATCAACGAAGGCCGCCACTACGTCCAAGCTCTGCCTGAGTTCCACCTCGCCCCGATCTCTATGACCTTTGCTTCGCTCGTCGACTCCCTCGTCAAATCCAAACGCGTGCTGATCCAACCGCCCGCCGACCCGCTCGAATACAATTCCATGTTCATCTGCGTCGACGAAATGGGCGCGTTCATCCACAAATACGACAACGAAATGATCGACGGCCTCGCGGCTTTCTACGACCCCACCCCTTATCAGCAAGTCCGCCGCACCTCCGACGTCAACATCAAAATCCGCGCCCCGCAAATCAACATCCTCTGCGGCAGCACTCCGCAAAACCTCACCGACCTCATGCCAGAAAAGGCATGGGGCCAAGGCTTCACCTCGCGGCTGATCATGGTATTTTCCGACGAAAGGATCATCGGCGATGACTTCGCGACACCGGAAGACATCTTCTCCGAAGACCTCGCACACGACTTGGGTATCATTAACGGATTGGTCGGGCAGTTCGAAGTTACGGACGGTTATCGTAATGCAGTCAACAACTGGCGCGCACTCGGTGAGAAACCTGTGCCAAACCACCCAAAGCTTATTCACTATGTCACGCGACGGCGGGCGCATCTATACAAGCTCAGCATGGTCGCTGCAATTGATCGTTCCAACGCACTCATCCTAACCGTCGATGACTTCAACCGCGCGATGGGTTGGCTGCTTGAAGCCGAGGACACCATGCATGAGATCTTCAAGGCCGGCGCAACCAATGCCGATGCCGCGGCTATGGATGAAATCCTTCACTTCGTGATGATCAATGACAAGGGCCGCGGCGTCAACGAGCAGAAGATCATCCGCTTCGCCGCGGATAAAATCCCCTTTAACTCAATCTTGCGGGTGATCGAAATCATGGAGGGCTCGGGGCAGATCACCATCCGCGGTGTGGACCGGACAACCAAGCTCCGCTACTACTCGGTGTCCGGGCCGGAGCCGACCGAAGATGCTTAAAACATCCCCGGCTTTCGCTTCCAATGCACGATAAGATGCACGATCCGCATTACCAAAAACAACACGCCAAGGATCACGCCAATATCGCCAATTGTTCCAGCGATTACGTGAAGATACGCGCGCCACCAAGGAAACGACAACACGCCGCCAGTGATAGCAACATCCACAACGGCCTGAGCATAGTTCACAGATTTATCAGGCATAATATCCCCCAGAAATTTCGATGGGGGATTTCTCCCCCATCAAGCCTTCATTCCGCGTGGCCGTAGTTCCCCGCGAGCCAACGCAAGATCGGAAACCGATTCACGCCCTTGATCCACGCCGCGGCCTGCGCCAGAATGCCGCACACCGTAGGCACGATCCAAGCCGCCGCCGCGATGAAATGCTCCGCAGCCGCGACCAGCGAATTCCACGAATCAATCGTTTCCTTCAGCTGATCCGCAGACGGCGCGGCTACATCCGCGATGAGATGAACCCCCTCGATCACTGCACACCCCCGAGCTTATCCAGCCGCGCCTTCAGCTCCGCAAGGACATCATCCTGCCCAGCGTCCGCGGTCGTCTGCCCCTGCTGAAGCTGCACAAACCCCGACTTCAGCTGGAGAATCTCGTTCTCAATCTCCGGAAGTTTCGCGGCGATCGCTTCCAAAATCGGGAGGATCCCTTTCAAAATCGACAGCACTCGTATCGCGTCCATGTCACCAGTCTCCTGTATTTCCTCCGGAGCGCTCGGCTCCTTCGGCACATGTGATCGCTGGCCTATCAAGAAGACCAAGATAAACCCGATCACAATCCAAATCACCGGGTCGCCGTGCGGAAGTTTGCTCAGCACCCACGCGTAGGCCCAAGCCGCGGCACCCATCGCCGATGCCCAAGGCGCGTTGACCACCGGCTGGAGAACCTTCGGCAGCGCTGGCGCTGGAGCACAATGGTCATAGACCTGCTTCGCGAAATCGATCCGGCGGTCGATGACACGCCCAGCCTTCGAAGGCCGCTCGTAGAAATCGCAAATGTTCGCGGTGAGGTTATCGATGCTCCGCTCGCCGGGGTTCCGTAACTGCTCCCAAAGCTGCGGATATTTCGCGCGGCATTCGTCCTTGAAGAACCGCGCCTGCGTCTCCAGCGTGTCCCACCGCGGATACCGCTTCAACGCCACCAGCCGGTCCAGCCGCCATTGCAGCACCCCGTCCGACCCGTGATCCTTCGGCTCATCCCGAGGCACCACCGGCCGCAGCCAGTTCTCCTGCCAGCCATTCCCCGCAACCGCAGCCGCCGAGACCAACGGCAACGGATTCGGCGCGGCCATCAGTGCGTCAACAAAGACCTTCCCATTCGCGAGGATTTCCGCTTTCGTCGGCTTCTTCATTCCGCCCGCCCTTTCAGGTAGTTCTCGAAGGTCGTCGAGTGCCCTTTGGTAGTGCCAAATCTCAGCCCAGTCATCCATCCCCACGGACCCTCCGGCCGATCTGCCTCACCAGTTTCCACATCATGCATAAACCGCGCCGTGCGACCAACTTGCGCCGGGCCCATTCCCGTCAGCACACCAAACGCAGTGACGCCGTCTTGGATCAGCCGCCCGCGATGCTCTGTCGCAAACGGTTCCTCTTTCGCAAGATCCTTCCAAGCCTGCGTGAAGTCTTTCAACGCCGTGCCGGCCATACCAAACTGCGGATCAAACCCAGAAAGCGCGAAGTTCGCCACATCACGAACGCCAATCCAGCTAGATGCCGCGGTCCTAGCCAACGCCTTGCCAGCGGTTTTCGCCCAAGGCTCTTCCTCCTCAGTCTTCTCTCCAGAGACCATATGCTCAACGATCGCAGGCCAGATCGCGTAGGCAAACAAACTCGCGGATAGCGGCGGGATGGATTTCGCAGCTTCGCCCCACTGCCCGGACTTCGCCAGCTTCGCGGTTTCCGCGGCCTTCCACACCGTCTCCACCTGCCGGTTCATGATGTCGGAGAAGAAGTTATAAACCGACGTCAGCCACGGCCAAGAATCCCGCATCACCTGCGTCCGCGAGGTCGCCGCCGTGGACCCATGCGCCCGACGCACCGCCCGGTCCGC